AGGTAATATTCAAGGATTTCTTGACCCAGATGACCACGCAGAGTTACTACCTGAAGAAAAACAAACCCCCGTAATTGATGATATAACTAGTGATAAACCCGATGTAATGGGCTTGCCTGGAGGTATACAAGTAGACTATACTAGGACAATCAATGCGGATTTAACGATGGAAGATTGTCCAAATCCAGCCTGTGATGAACTTGTTTGTAAGCCTGAGTTTTGGGTACCAGAACGGAAATTATGCATTCTTTGTGGGTATAGAGGATAGGAGGAATAATATTGTTAGACTATTGTATTTCTGAGCAAGCGGAAACTATTTTAAATCATAGGTACTATTTAAGAGATAAAGAAGGAACGGTTATAGAAGATAATATTGGCTTGTTTAGACGAGTTGCCCACGCATTAGCAATGGTAGAACAGCAATATGAAACCCTGCCTATGGACATTTCTTTGTTGGAAGATTCCTTTTTTGAAATGATGTATAATTTAGAATTCTTACCAAATTCTCCTACATTAATGAATGCAGGAACTTCAGAAGGTACCCTTAGTGCGTGTTTTGTTTTGCCATTAGAAGATAGTATGCAGGGTATTATGAAAGCTGCTACAGATGCTGCTATGGTACAAAAATTTGGTGGGGGAACGGGCTTCGCCTTGTCCGAAATTCGGCCCAGAGGTTCTAGAATCAATACTACGCATGGTAAAGCATGTGGCCCTATTGAAGTCCTTAAAACTCTATCGAGGATTTCTAGCATGATTACTCAAGGGGGCAAAAGGGATGGAGCAAACATGGCTGTAATGTCTGTGTACCATCCTGATGTTAGAGAATTCATTTCTTGTAAACATGTTGAAGGTGATATTCATAATTTTAATATTTCTGTTGCTGTTGATAATGCTTTCATGGAAAAGGTAATAGCGGGGGGGTCATACCCTTTGACAGACCCCAACACAGATGAAGTAGTTCGTTGGGAATCTGCTCTAGACGTTTTTAACGAAATTGTTCAAGGGGCATGGCAAAACGGAGAACCAGGAATGGTGTTTCTAGATAGAATTAATGAAGATAATAAGGTGTTGAATTCGTATGGCCCGATGATTGCCACTAATCCTTGTGGAGAACAGCCCCTATTAGGGTATGAAAGCTGTAATCTAGGGTCTATTAATCTAGACAAGTTTGTAACCACTTCGGTAAAAGAAGATTGGAAAGAGGCTATTAACTGGTCAAGACTTATTCAAGTAGTTAATTTAGCCGTTAGGTTCTTGGATAATGTTATTGATGCGAATGATTATAGTATTCCTGAAATTGCTACGATGACTAAAGCTACTCGTAAAATTGGATTGGGAATTATGGGGTTTGCTGATTTGTTGGTTAAGTTACGGATTCCTTATGATTCCCCCTTGGCAAGGGAAGTAGGAAATGATATTATAGACATAATTAAAATGGCTGCTGCTGCCAAATCTCTGGAATTGGGGGCTGTACGAGGAACTTTTCCCGCTTGGGAAGATAGTCATTATTTAAGCCATGAAAATTTTAGGAATGCTTGCCGTCTTACGGTAGCTCCTACAGGAACTATTTCTATGATTGCAGGATGTGCAAGTGGCATTGAACCACTCTTTGCATTAGCTTGGAGAAAGCAGAACATTTTAGACGGACAAACATTGTTTTATGTGAATGAACAGTTTAAGGCTGATGCTCAGGAATATAACTTTTATTCTGAGGAATTAATGGCCTTCTTAATAGACGGGGGATTATTAAAAGATAGACCAGAGGTACCTAACTGGGTTAAAGATATTTATGTTACTGCCCCTGAGATTACTCCTGAAGCTCATATATTAATGCAAGCCACGTTCCAAAAACACGTAGACTCTGGTATTTCTAAAACTATTAATTTTTCTGCTGAGGCTACGCTAGAAGACGTAGGGGAGTCATATCTGTCTGCTTGGAGAAACGGATGTAAAGGTATTACTGTCTATAGAAACGGAAGTCGAAATAAGGAAGTATTAGTCAATGGACACAGAGACAATAAACAATTGTTCTTATTTGATTTAGCTGCTGAGTGTGGTTGCGCTAGTCCTATGATTATTCAGGAAAGTGGTTGCGAAACCTGTAAAACGTGTGGATGGAGTGCATGTAAGATTGCGTAAAGAAATTAGTATACTAAAGTATAATAGGTATAGAGGTTATTATATTTTTGGGCCTTTAGGTCTACTAAGCATAGCAGGAGGTTTGTATGGTAGGAATGTTTTTAAAAGATAGAGAAGTTCAGTATACTGCTCATAAAGATGAAGTCACGAAGACTTGGCGTATATTGAACACATGGCATGAAGAGTTAATGAATTTGGGGCCAGAGGATGAAGTTGAGGATACCAATGCTGCGGTAACCATACTTACAGAAGGTGCTTTCATAGCCTTAGTCAGGGAAGCTGCTCGATTAGGGGTGTTACAGAACGCTAATCTAGGAGACGGTGGAGACGTAGACGAAGAATTAAACGCTAAAGATGAAGAAATAGCTAATCTTAAGATACTTCTTGATGGTCAAGGCAAAAAGCTAGACACTAAGGTTCCTAGGCGTACAGAAGGCTATATGCTAAAAGAAATAGCTATGACTAATATTCTTAAGATTGTATCTATATCAGATATAGAAAATCTGGCAGAGGAATAAGATATGAAACTATCGGATTATTTACCTGAAGTACCTAAATTAGCTCAAACGCTCATAAATATGAATCAGCAAATTGATTTTCTAGATATCATGAAATCGAGTGGTGGGGAAACAGGCCATGCCCCCACCATTGGGTTAGACCATGTAGTGAATACATGGGTACGCCATCAGATGGCCTATCGCCAGCAACTAGTAATGGACTTACAGATGCTGGCCTTCTCCATTGAGGAAGTTCGTTCTCCTATAGGGCACATAACAGGTGAAGTTTTTAGGCGGGGCATCGAATGGGTACCTCTAGTGGAAGACCCTGACCCTAAGCAAAAAGAAAGACTTATGAAATTTATGGATGATTGTAATATCTTTGACCAGAGTATTGAGGAAGTGTTACGTCAATTCCATTTTGATTTGAACTCCATTGATGATGCCTTTTTATACTTAGTTAAAGAATATAAAAAACTTGATGATGGCTCCCTTAGGTCTAAAGTTAATGAACTCCGTCGTTTAAATCCAGCTTTAATTGAGTTTGACCTGGATGCTGCGGGACTTCCTAAAAACGCTCATTTTATGTGTCCTATTCATAGGGAAGATGTGAAGGAGGAACCTGGGCAATGTAAGGATGAGAAGTGTGAGTTGGAAATGCAAGCCGTAATGTATAAGTATTATCACAGAAATCAACACCTTTTCTTATTTGATGGAGAAGTCATTCATTTATCTAAATTCTCACCATCTGAAACATATGGCTGGAGTCCAATTCTTACTATTTTTGAGAAAGCTCTGACTCTTATTGGGATGGATAAAAATCTCTATAGGTATTTCTTTGAACGTAAGATGCCAGCTAGTATGATGATGGTATTTACGGATGACCCTGAGAGCCTTAGGCGGGAACGTCAAACGATTGCAGCACAGACAAGACTTGACCCCAACTATATCCCTATGATAGCTGTTTCAGCCCGAAATAACAGGGGTAGGGTTGATATGGTGCGATTATTCCATACTCTTAATGAGATGGACTATTTGCCCGTTAGAAATGAGATTCGGGAACGTATAGCAGCTATGTGGGGAGTTACTCCTGCTTGGCAGGGCGCACCAGAGGCATTTGGTGGCCTTAGTACCCAAACTCAGCAGTTAGTTGTAATGAGTAGGGTGGTAGAGGGTGACCAACGTTTATTTCATGAGAAAATATTCCCTCAAATCTTAGAAGCTTTTGGAATTACCGATTGGGGACTTAAATTACCCAATCCTGAGGAAAAAGCTGAAGCTACTAGGATTAGCTTCTCTCAACAGAAGGCTCAAATTGCTCAACAGTTCATTGGTCTAGGCTTTGACGTTAGATTGAAGGCAGATGGAGTAGCTGTTGAAGATGCTGAATTTATGATATTTGGTAAGCCTATTAATATGGCAGAAATGCAGGGAGAACAATTAGCTATGGGCTTAGAACAACAAGAACAGCAGATGCAAATGATGCAACAACAGCAAGAACAGATGCAACAACAGCAAGCACCTCCACAGGCTCCTGCGGCCCCCCCAGGCGTTAATCAGGCCCCTGGTAGGACGGGTGCTGCTCCTGGTGGTGGAGAAGGTCAAGGGGCTGCTCCTATACCTCCTATGCCCATACAGCAGATGGACTTGAATAAGGATGCGGCGAAGCCTAAGAACTTCGTTTATAATTCTTTGGGAAGTCCACATCCTGACAAGGATAGGGATGAGGATGATTTGAATGCATATGCGGATGCTAGGGGCGATGGAAGCGGTACGCCTTACATAAATAAGTCTACAAACTGGGTGCAAGGAATTATGGAAAAGGGTTTCCTAACGCCCATAATTAAGGAAGTATCTAATGATGGTAAGAAGATGTGGTTTAGTCAGGATGGCACAGACTATATTGCTAACCTTACTTCCTTTGGTGTAAACTTCATAGAGAAGGCCACTTTCTATAATGGGCCAAATATTCAGAAACCTAAAGGCCCTTCAGTTAATCCCCAAATAAGCTTTAATGTGGATGACCAACAAGATTGGGAGGAAAATGATGCCAATCCGCAAAACAGGAAATAAGTATTACTGGGGTAGCAAAGGCCCATTTGATTCCCGCAAGAAGGCAGAGGAAGTAGCCAGTGCTGCCCACGCTTCTGGATATGAAGGTTCTATCGACTTATCTAAAAGTGGCATGAATGACCCTAACTGGACTCCAGATGATGAAGTAGGATTGCAATACTCTGAAAGGCAGAGTCGTAAAGATAAAGCTATGTCTTTACCCAATTATGAAGCTTTGCGTACTCATCAAGCTTTTAGTCGAGAAGGAGAACGTGA